CATCGCATGAAGAATTCCAGGTGAGTTGTAAAGCGTACCGCCTGTGCCTGGCTCGGACCAGTTATCGGCGCCTTGCATGAACCGGCCGGGGCTGAGAACGAGGTATGTCTCCTCCGGCGGGTGGCTGTGATCGGGGTAGCGGATCTTTGGCGCAATCAGCGATACACCGAGCCAGACATCAGTACGCCGCTCGTACCCGCCGGGACCGAATATCAAGGCATTGGCGTGGTTTTCGGCAAAGCCCGGCCCGGCATTTGTGCAATCACCTTTGCGGGGGCCCCATTTCAAGTTTGGCTCCAGCGACAGAAACGTCTGTACGAGTCGGGCCAATAGCGGATCGTCAAATTTCTGCGGGTCGGCACCTTGACCCAAATAGGTGCAGGTAGGCAGGCGCCCGCCGGGTGTATCTGAAACCATGCCGGGCGATTCGAGTGCTGCGAAGATGCGCGATAGCGACGCAGTAGCGTCTGGGTCACGAGCTTTGGCCAAGAAGGCCGTATGGGCCGCATCGAGGAAATCCTGAAGGGGTTGGGGTCGCATGATCGGGGCCTCCTTTGGATTTGATGTTAGCGGCGCGGCGCTGGGTTCTCCAGAAGCATTTGATTTTGGGGCCTGCAATACAGCGACCCTGAGCAGCGCACGGTCTGATTCAATTTTCTTAAACCTTTAAGGCAATGATGCCTTCAACAGCTGATGAAAGGCCTTGGCGCCTTTGGCGCCTAACGGCAGATGATCATGGACTTCTTTCGGCAAGGCGTGGCGCAGCCCGACGTAACAGGAGCCGGTGCGACTCAAACCGGAGCACCGGAGGCTAAAGCCAGTGCGGCGGGCCGCGTGATGGCCTGACATGGTGCGAACCGGGTGGCATGGAGCGCGCGGGATACCGGCACGCTAACGCGCCAAGGCTTTGCTGCCAATCCGGTGGGATTTCGCTGCGTCAAGATGATCGCGGAAGCGGCGGCGGCGCTGCCTTTGGTCCTACAGGATGCGGAGCAGCGGTATGCCGAGCATCCTATGCTGACGCTGATCCGCAGCCCGAACCCTGCGCAAGGCCGCGCGGAGCTGCTGGAATCGTTGTTCGGGCAGCTGCTGCTGACCGGAAATGCCTATGTCGAGGCCGTTAATGGCGCAGATGGCGCACCGCTAGAGCTACATGTGCTGCGCTCAGACCGGATGAGCGTGGTTCCGGGCGCAGATGGCTGGCCGGTGGCATATGAGTACGCCGTGAGCGGGCGCAAACATCGGTTTGACGTGAGCGGCGGGCATCCAGCAATTTGTCATATCAAAAGCTTTCATCCGCAGGACGATCATTATGGTCTGTCGCCGATGCAGGCGGCGGCGCAGGCGGTGGATGTGCATAACTCCGCGTCGCGTTGGTCCAAGGCGCTCCTCGATAATGCCGCGCGCCCGTCGGGTGCGATCGTGTATCGCGGTGCTGAGGGTCAGGGGACGCTAACCACGGACCAGTATCAGCGGCTAGTGGACGAGATGGAGAGCCATCATCAGGGCGCGCGCAATGCCGGGCGACCGATGCTGCTGGAGGGCGGTCTGGACTGGAAGCCAATGGGATTTTCGCCGTCAGACATGGAGTTTCAGAAGACAAAGGAGAGTGCAGCGCGCGAGATCGCGCTGGCGTTTGGAGTGCCACCCATGCTGCTGGGCGTACCCGGTGACGCTGCGTATGCGAATTATCAGGAGGCGAACCGAGCATTTTTCCGGCTGACTGTTTTGCCACTGGCAAGCCGCGTCGCGGCAAGCCTGTCAGACTGGCTGAGCGGGTATGAGGGCCCAAAACTCGAACTGAAACCAGATCTGGATCAGGTGCCTGCGCTGGCTGCAGAACGAGATGCGCAATGGGCACGGGTGGCCGATGCTGACTTCCTGACAAATTGCGAGAAGCGCAGTCTGCTCGGGCTGCCTGCCTTGCCTGAGCCGGGAGGCATGAATGAGTGAAGGGGAGCGCTATGGCTTTGAAGCGTTCGATTGTGCGCCCGCGCTACGGCTAGAGGCGAACGAGCGGGTTGCGGTGCTGAAGTTCCAAGCCATCGCCGAGCGGCAGAAAAAGCTGGAAGAGGCGATGGAACGGCTGGAGCGGCGGCTGTGGCTGGCGGTGTACGGCATGGCGGCGGCGATTATGGCGCAGGCATTTCAGCCGCTGATCGCGGCCCTGCCCTGAGGTTTAAAAGGATGAGGTTTATGGCAACGGATATGGGACTGGAGCGCAAGTTTGCCCGGTTCGATGCGGATCTGACACTCACAGATGGCGCAGGGATCGAGGGCTATGCCAGCTATTTTGGCGATACGGATCAGAGCGGCGACGTGGTGGTGGCAGGGGCCTATACCACGTCGTTGGCCCGGCTGAGCGCCGAGCGGCGGCAGGTCAAGATGCTGTGGCAGCATGACCCTGCGCAGCCTATCGGCGTCTGGGATGAGGTGCGCGAGGACAAGCGCGGTCTGTATGTGAAGGGCCGTCTGCTGGAGGCTGTGGGGCGCGGGCGCGAGGCGGCGGCGCTGATCGGCGCAGGCGCAATCGACGGGCTGAGCATCGGCTATAGGACCGTGCGCGCGACCAAAAATGACAAGGGCCAGCGGCTCTTGCAGGAACTGGAGCTGTGGGAGGTGTCTCTGGTGACGTTCCCCATGCTTCCCAATGCGCGGGTGACGGCGAAGCACGATGCCCTGGCTGGCGGCGATTTAAGCGAGCTAGCGGCGATCTTTACAGACGCGCACCGGGAATTGGCGCGCAAGTAGGGCCAAGACGAACAACTAGCAAAAGGAACGGGTAATGAGTGAAACCGGAATTTCCGGGGCCGGGAAAGATGTGCCCGATGGGCACACGCCGGCGGCCGAGGTGAAGTCCGCCGTGGTGGGCTTTGTTCAAGAATTGAAGGGCTTTCAGTCCGACATCGAAGAGCGACTGCAACAACAAGAAGAGAAAATGAACATGTTCGAACGTAAATCCTTTGTCCCTGCGCGTCCTGTTCTGGCAGGCAGCAATGATGGCCCTGCCACGCACCAAAAGGCGTTCAACGCCTATCTGCGTTCCGGCGACGATGACGGCCTGCGCAGTCCGGAGTTGGAGGGCAAGGCGCTGGGCACGACCATCGCGGGTGATGGCGGTTATCTGGTCGATCCGCAGACGGCCAGCGCGATCAAGTCGACACTGAGCGCGACGGCCTCAATCCGCGCGATTGCCAATGTCGTGGCAGTCGAGGCGACCAGCTTTGACGTGCTGATCGATCATGGCGATGTAGGCCATGGCTGGGCGACCGAGGCAGTTGGCGTGAGCGAGACGGCGACGCCCGGCATTGACCGCATCACCATCCCGCTGCACGAACTAAGCGCGCTGCCGAAAGCATCGCAGCGGCTGCTGGATGATAGCGCTTTCGACATTGAGGGCTGGTTGGCCGGGCGTATCGCCGACAAGTTTGCGCGTGCCGAGGCGGCCGCGTTCATCGCAGGCGACGGTGTGGACAAGCCAACAGGCTTTCTGACCAAGCCTGCGGTCGACAATGATGTCTGGGGCTGGGGCAATCTGGGCTATGTCCCGACCGGCGCGGACGGCAATTTTGAGGATGCCGATGCGGTGATCGATCTGGTCTATGCGCTGGGCGCCGAATACCGCGCCAATGCCAGCTTTGTCATGAACTCCAAGACCGCGGGCGCATTGCGCAAGATGAAGGATGCCGATGGCCGCTTCCTGTGGTCCGACGGTCTGGCGGCGGGTGAGCCTGCACGCCTGTTAGGGTATGCTGTGCTGATCGCCGAGGACATGCCGGACATGGCCAGCGGCTCCATGTCGGTCGCGTTCGGTGATTTTGGCGCGGGCTATACTGTGGCCGAGCGACCCGATCTGCGCGTGTTGCGCGACCCCTTCAGCGCCAAGCCACACGTTTTGTTCTACGCGACCAAGCGCGTGGGTGGCGATGTCAGCGACTATGCGGCGATCAAGCTGCTGAAATTCGCGACCTCCTAACCGGGGCGCGGATCGGGCGGGGGTATCTGCCCTCGCCCGTGGCGCGCGCCGCCACTAATTTAATGCGTTGTCCAGCTGCTCCCCTCCGTCCGAGCAACGCGAGGCTGCGCGCGCCTGAACCACCCGAAAGATCCGGGGACTATCGGAGTTATTCCATGATGTTGATCGAAGAAACAGCGGTGCCCGAAGCCGCCCTGCCGATAGCGCAGCTCAAGGCGCATCTGCGGCTGGGAACGGGCTTTTCGGACGATGATGTGCAAGGCCCAGTTTTAGAGAGCTTCTTGCGGGCGGCGATCGCGTCGATTGAGGTGCGGACCGGCAAGGTGCTGATTGAGAGGATATTTTCCTGGGAGCTGATGGCGTGGCGCACGGAATGCGGTCAGGCTCTGCCAGTGGCGCCGGTGTTGGCCATCGAGGATGTCATTCTGCGACATACGTCCGGCAGCGAGGAAGTGGCAAGCCCGGCGCATTACCGACTGGAGAAGGACACCCACCGCCCCCGTTTGGTACCGGTGGCGAGCATGCTACCAGCCATACCGTCGGCCGGTGCGGTGATCGTGCGGTTTCGCGCAGGGTTTGGGGCCGCGTGGGGTGATCTGCCTGCAGATCTGGGCCAGGCGGTGCTGCTGCTGGCGGCCCATTACTATGAGTACCGTGCCGATACGGCGCTGGGCGGAGGCTGCATGCCGTTTGGTGTGACCAGCCTAATCGAGCGCTATCGCACGGTGCGCCTGCTGGGCGGAGGGGCTGCGATATGAAGCGTGTGACCCTCAACCGACAACTGGTGCTGGAGACGCCGGATCGCACGCCTGACGGCGCAGGCGGCTACGGCGAGACATGGCAACAGGTGGGCACGCTATGGGCGGAGATCATCGCGCG